TTCACCTACAAGAACGGGTTTACTGGGCAATCATTCATCCTTCCCAATGGTTCGCAGGTCTTTTTCCATACATACAGTCAGTTCATTGCCAATCGAAGCAAGTTTGAGGGTCTTGAGCTGGGATCTAAGGAAGCACAGTGGCATAACATCGGTCTATGGCTTGACGAATACCTAGAAGATGGTGATCTAGTGAGCACTATGCGCTTCCGTCTCGTTACACGTGACTCTAAGATGCTTTTGACGTTCACGCCCATCGACGGACACACTCCTTTCGTTGCAGGGTTCCTTAAAGGCGCAGAAACCACCCTAGAACGCCCTGCACCGCTCTTAGAGGGTGAGATGGTTCCCGTGACGCAATACAGCCCTGACAAGGACGCTGGGGTGGTCTACTTCCATTCGGAGTTCAATCCGTTCGGTGGTTACAATCGTATTGCTAAGGAACTGCGCAAGAGTCCCAAGGAAGAGATCAAGACACGTGCATACGGCATACCCGTTAAGTCGATGGATGCCATGTTCCCTAAGTTCAACATCAATGTTCACGTCCTAGCCGACGAAGACTTCCCAGACATCTCGGACAAGAACCAATATACGCTCTACCAAGTGGTTGACCCCGCTGGTGCTCGTAATTACACTAGTATTTGGGCGGGCGTTACTGGCTCTATGTCGGATACTAAGATATACATCCGACGCGAGTGGCCAGACCTAGATACCTACGGCCCGTGGGCAGTGCGTGGCGACCCTAACTGGAAGTTCGGTGCAGCATCTAAGAAGCTGGGCTACGACGTTAAGGGCTATTGCGAGCTATTCAAGGGCATCGAGGAGGACATTGGCGTTGAGGCTAGTGAGCGTATCGGTGACTCCCGCTTCTTCGCGGCTGAGAATGCTGACAACTCCGATCTATTCACACTGTTCTCTGAGCACGACTTTCACTTCGTCCCATCGCTGGGAGCCAAGGAAGAGCAAGGGCTTACTGGGCTAGACGACTGGTTCTACTACAACCCCAACCTACCCGTGGACGGAGCCAACAGCCCTCGCGTGTTTATCCATGAGAGTTGCGGCAATCTAATCTTCGCCATCCTTAACTACGGTGCGCTTGGCAAGAAAGACGAGGCACTCAAGGACTTCATCGACTGCCTGCGCTACCTGCGCACCGCTAACGACGGGTCTGGGCCAGAGCACTACAGCAAGGCATCACTATCACAGAAGTCCCAAGGAGGGTCATACTAGCCTCCCTTGACGGGTGTGCTACACTATAAATATGAAACAAGACCTAGAATCATGTAAGTCTCTAGCAGAGCAGCTTACTTCAGATGAACAGACGTTCACTGCTATGCAGATCGGTAAGATCCGTAAGGCGGTTTGCGACGAAGAAGACCTAGACGGGTCTGGTATCAAGCCATCTGGAGTCCTAAAGATCATGTCGTCGCTCAAGAAGGAGATGGACATCATCGAGACAGCAGCACCAGAAGTAGTATTGGTCAAAGTCCTCCACCAGCAGACAGGCAACAAGCACATGTTGTTCGCTATGGACATGGAGACACGGCGCAAGGTGAAGATCCTCATCCCTTTCCGCCAAAAGAACGTATTGAACACCAAAGGCAAACGACTAAAGGTAGAGAGGGGATTAAAAGATGGCACGCACTTATACCGATACCCAGTCCGCAAGGGCTAAAGGAGCAGAGATCGACTACTGGCTCAACATAGATGCCATTGACTCCGAGCTGTCTGGCAATCCACTGAAGTACCGCAGCAACTCAGAAGTTTCCGATTCCCTTGGCGTAGATGAGCAGATTGTTCGAGGAATACTGTTCAGAATGAGGAAGTCTCAAAAGATAACAACGCTACGTGCTAAGATTGACCAATAATTACTATGCCCAATAAATACGACAACGACGAGGCTGAAGTTTACTTTGATGAGGAGTTTGACTACCAGCAACACAAAGAAACCTTTGACCAAACTGTAGACGACCTGTCTGAGTATCAGCGTCGATGCCAAGAGTCTCGGAATATCCGAACCTGCACATGGGACGGTCAGGATGCTAATCTCACCAAGACTGGTGAAAACGCATTCCCGTTCAACGGCTCTTCTGACTCTCAAGTGTGGCTTTCGCATGGACTGATGAACACGTCCACGGCAATCAACATGAATGCCCTCCGTCGTTCACAGATCCGAGCATACCCTCGCAAGGCTACCGATATTGAGCGTTCTTCGCAAGTATCGGTTTTTTTGAAGTATTTGCGTGACGCTGGTGTAGAAAACTTTTGGCGTGAGGCTGAGTTGGCTGATAGCTTCTGTAAAGAGAAGGCACTGATGGTCACATACTACGGCTACCGCGCACCACGCATGGTTCCGCACCTAAAGAAGTTCGACCTAGAGGAAATGCAAAAGACATTCCCAGAGGTTGGTGAGATCCAGCAAGATGATTCCGCTCAGATGGAAATGGCACTAGCAGAGATGCTTGCCGACGAGGATCGTGTGGAGGAAGTCTTGGAGATGTTTAACTCTGTAGACGGATGGGAAGTAAACGAGAAGCGTCTCAAGAAGGCACTGCGCCAGCTACGTAAAGAAGGTGTAGCCGAGATCCCAGTTCTAATCGAAGACGAAGGTGCAGCAGAATGCATCACCCTCGACCCAGAGAGCGAGTTCTTCACACCACTAGCCACACAGAACTTCCAAGACGGCAACCGTTGCTGGCTACGTAAGCCAATGACACCCCAAGAGATCCTTAGCCGTGTTCACTCCGAAGGTTGGGATGCAGATTGGGCAGACTTCGCTATCGAGCATAGCCGTGGCGAGAATCGTGGCGTATCTACTAACACCTATGGTGACGAGTATCGCGACTTGATTGACGTTGTATTCAGCTATGAGAAGCTTATCGACGAGGCAGACGGTGCTCAAGGCATCTACCTTACTATCTGGAGCACAGAGTTCGGTGAGAGCGGTGATGTTCCCGCTTACGCTAAACGCACACTGCTCGCTGGTTGCAAGAAGTTCCCGTTCGTGGTCTCTGCACCATACGAAGCTAAGACACTTTACTCAGCACCTACATGGCCTGAGCAACTGAAGTCAATCCAGAAGTCCAAGAAGGTTTGCCGCGACGCAAACATCGACGAGTCTTCCTATGCGATTTCTCCTTCCGTTATTGTCCCGCCATCGTGGGATCACGGTCGCCCTCAGCCTGGAGCAGTATATCCAGTGCGTCCTGGTCAAGCAGCACCTTCGTTCCTTAATAAGAACTCCCGATTCGACGTAAACGAGCGTATTGAGGCTAACATCACCCGTGAGGCACTAGACCAAATGGGGCTAGATCCAAACTCTCCGTATTCGCAGGTTCGTCAGCAGCATGACATCAATCGCTTCCTAAGCCACTGGTCGGAGGTTCTCAAGGGCATCTACGAAGCATACAAGACTCACGGCCCAGATGAAGTTTACCTGCGCGTTACTGGCAACCCACAAGCAGTCGAGTTCGTAAAAGACTCAGACGAGCATGAGATGGATGTATCGGTAAGCTTTAACTCTATCTACGACAATCCAGAGCAGCTCAAGGAGCTTCGCGAGACAATCATCACCACATCACAGCTAGATCCTAATGGACGTATCAACATGGAGGCGGGTATCGACATGATGCTCAACATGACTGATCCTACACTAGCTGACATCATGCTCCTACCTACTGAGCAAGGTCAAGATAAGATCGTCAAGGAAACTCAAGCAGACATCACTACTATGGCATCTGGCATGGCGGTTGGAGCACAACAGAATGCAGCTCAGTTACGCTTGCAGACTGTTGAGCAGTATATCCAATCTCCAACTGGCGCAGCTAAGCTACAAGGCGATCAAGGCTTCCAGTTCCTCATCAGCGAGTATGTGAAGCAACTTCAGTTCTCCGTGTCTCAGCAAGAGAACGCGCAGATCGGTCGTCTCGGCACTAAGCCCGCAGAGATGGGTAACATTAACACTCAAAGCATCTAATGACAATACAAGACGTAAAGAAGTTCCTACAGGACAACCCAGAGTTTGGTAAAGCATTCCACGACCACTTTGAGCAACGCAGAGAAGAGTTAATCGCTGTCCCTTGGCTTCAGCACCAGTTAGGTCTGGACAAGAAAGCCATTGCAAACGCTGCATTCATTCAAGACGAACTGCTCAATGAGTTCGGATTGAAGTCGATCAGCCGCAAGCTAGATAACGGGTAACAACGCTTTGTGCTAAGATTTATTTAACGCCGAACACCGAGGCGGTATAAAAAAGGTAGATTATGACAGATGAACTAAATGTGGATGTCCCTGATGCCACAACCGAAGATCAGGAGCCTAAGTCAGTAGCAGAACGCAAGCAAGCATTGCTTGACGAACGTATTGGCCGATTAACTGGAAGCGACGATTCCGAAGAAGAAACAGAGGAGGTTGAGGTAGATACACCAGAGACCGACGAAGATGATTCAGAAGAAACGGAAGAATCCACAGAAGATGAAGTTCTTTCACAGATAGACGATATTGACATTGAGTCGTTGACTGAGCAGGACATTCGCGAGATAGCAGAACTCAAGGGCATGGACTTGGAGCCGAAGGGCAACGAGAAGTGGGCAGCAAATAGACGTGAGCTTAAAGAAGTTAAAGCAGAGCGTGACGCAGCCATTGCCGCTAAAGATGAGATTCTAGCAATCCAGAATACTAATAGCTCGGAAACACAGCTCAAGCAAGCCGAAGCAAATATCAAGCACTGGAACCGCAAGCTCATTCTGAGTTCGGAGACACAGTATGATGATGCAAGCGGTCAAGATGTCAAAGGAGTCACACATGATGGCAAGTTCTACACCGCCGAAGCAGTGCTTCAGTTCCTAGACGCAGAAGAAGGCAAGTTGCCCGAACTACGCGAAAAGGCAGCAGAAGCAGAAGAAGCTAGAAGCAAGGCGGGCAATCTTGACGAAGTAATTGATAGCGTTCGCGAGAAATTAAATCTCGATGGCGATACTCTGGACACGTATGATACACTCCTAAGTAACCCCAAGTTTGACGTTGTCAAGAACCTTGTCCCAGATTTCGCAGTAGAGCTAGTTGAGCTACTCGGATTAGCGGCACTGCAAAAGTCAGGGTCAGTTAAGAAGAAAGTCACCATCAAACGTAAGGCACCGAAAGAACTTCGTGACTCATCCAGTCCGAAGGGATCAGCGGGACTACCTTCTCAATCTAAAGGAGCTAATCGCGAGATTAAGCAACTCGAGAAGTTAGTGAATGATTCATCTGCACCAATCAAAGCGCGCAGGGATGCGCAACTCAAAATTCGACACTTAAAACTCAAATAAAGGAAATAAATTATGGCAGCACCTACATATTCAAGCACAGTTGGTAATCGCGAATCTCTCAAGCAAGACGCTGAGTTGCTCGCAGCCGACATCACACCAGTAACAGGGCTACTTGCCCACAAAGCCGAGAAGAACAAACGTCCTCGCACACTCATGGACAAGCTCAAGGCGGTCAGCACTGCTGGTCACATTGAGGGCGACGTAACCAATGGTGGTCGCGACGCATTCTCGCAAGTTGCTGAGTTCGCTGGTCAAGCACAACGCTTGGTCAACCCTTACAGCGTATCCAAAGAACAAGAGCAAGAAGATTCTGCTGTTGTTTCTAACATGGTTAATGCTGCTCAAAAGAGCATGACAGAACTTGCAGTTGACAAGGAAGCCGTAATTTGCGGTGACCAAGTTAAAGTTTCTGACGTTCCTGGCACAACTGCTGGTGTAACTCCTGGTCTCGGTTCGCTTACCAACGCTACTTCGGCAGACGTTGATGCAGCATACCGCACTCCAGCAGCTTCCATCTACAGTGGTCTCAAAGCAGACTTCGATGATGCAGCTCTCGGTGCAGTTATCGCTTCCATGTGGGGTCAAAGCACAATGATCCAAGATCTCTGGCTTGTAGCTGGTGCAGATCTTCGCGAGCACATCGTAGCTGAGTTCACACGCACTGCTGGTGCAGCTTCTCAAATCGACTACAACGTATCTGGTGGCGGTCAAACTATCCCTTGGATGGTTGAGCTTATCGACTCTCAGTTCGGTCAAGTCAAGATGAAGAACGGCAACCCTAATGCATTGCCTTCCGCAGATCGTGGATACCTCATCAACCCTGATCTTCTGTATGTTGCAGAATACCAAGGCATCGAGTCTGAAAACTATCCTTTCTTGGGTGGTAACTACACAGGCGCGGTTGACACACGTTTCGCACTCATGACCACTGGCCCTAATGGTCTTGGTAAGATTGAGTTCTCTGACGAGGCGTAGGTTTAATTAGTTATTCGGGAGCGTGTCATCAATTGGCACGCTCCCTTTTGGCTATATTTGACATTCGTGTTAAACTTCATATATGAATCTATCACATCTTACAGGAGAACAGCAAGACGAATTGGGACGCAAAGCAGCGGCACGTAAAGCGTGGCTGATGTCCCCAGCACAACGAGAGTATCGGGATCAACTCATGCGCACTCAGATAGCCAAGAGCTACGAGCAGACGCGCAGCAAGAGTGGTCTCTTTGAATTTAAAGGTGCAGTAGATGTATTTGAAGAGCGGGAAATGAGAGCTGACTGCTTAGCGGCAGACGGCACTAACTTTATTAATCAAGACTATTGGGACTGGAAGCAGAAGGATTTGCATATTCGTGGTCTTGACGGGGCGTGGCTTAACCGATAATTATAATGGGACTATCAACAGTAAATTGGGATCGCGTCGTTGCACTTGCAGAGGCTAAGATTGGAGCAGACTTAACAGATAAGTCGGCAGCTCGCCTTGGTCACTTGATCAATGCAGCAGCGCGTTACATTTACGACGAGTCTCGCTATCACCCTCGATTCTTGGTTCTTGAGCCACGCACAGC